TTCTCATGTATAATAGTTTTTATTATATATGTATATATTTATATATGTTTTTAAAAATGAAATGGTTTTTAAAAAATTTAAAATTATTTCATACCATATTGTTTTTGTTTGGTGTTTAAAATGTATTTAGAAAAAACAAAGATTAAAATTTCATCATTTTATCATAATCAAATGTATGTGGAAGTGTACAAAGAATATCATCACATTTTAGAATTAGAATTATTTAGTGGAAATGTAACGTGTTGCTATGATAAAGAACTTGATGTTTATAAATTTCATGCATTTTTGGTTGGAGTTTAATGATGTATAAGGAATGTTGTGCATGCATAAAGAGATCATATAACAAATATTTGAAGTTATATTCGCAACATAAAAATGCAAAAATTTTAGAAAAATGTCCAATATGTCATAAACATTATATGTTTCGTTCTGAAAATGGAAAAATTTTTGGATTTTCATTTTACAGTTATATGCATGATAGGCAAGTGTGTGCAAAATGTGGATTAGATGATTATTTATTTGACGGAAAAATGAAACTCATATGCAACGAAATTAGAATGGATAAAAATATTTGTTTTAAAATGGATAAGGATATTTATTTTAATTTTTTTAAAAATGTTGGAAATGGGAATAATTTAGTAAAAAAAGCATGCGTATTTCTTGTAGGAGCATAGATATGAAATGCTATATATGCAAAAAAGATGCTGTTTGCTATAACTTATGGCTGGATAAAGATGTGTGTATGAAATGTGATAAAAAGTTTTCACGATTACATATAAATCATATGTTTTTTTCATTAACAGATGTATGTTATTCAGGAGAAGCTACATTTTTTTATTATAAGAATGATTTGTTTTTATTAAAAGAATGCAAATATTCTTTGAATTTAAAAAAAATAGGAAGTTGGTTAGTGGGAATTTAATATGAATAGAATTTTTCGTAATGAACAAATTAATGATTGTTTTATTTTTTTGACGTTAATAAATAATGAAATTTGGCTTGACGCTTACGATTACACAGGTGCATACGTTCTTGAATGCAAAATATTTTCCAATATTTGGACAGCAAAATTGAATTGGGATAAACATAAATTTTATTCATTTTTTATAGGAGTTTAAAATGAGAAGATGTCAAATATGTCATAAGCCTTGTGGGAATTTATATAATGAATACGCAAATTTAAAATTTAGTATTTGGTTAAATATATATGTCTGCAAAAATTGTGCAGAAAGATTTGATACATTAAACGAATCTATTAAATTGGATTCATATCATGCTAATTGTTTAAGTTATCATGTTAATTATGATAACAATAAGTTTTATTTTTACAGCAATGATATGTTTTCTTTAGATATGAATAAAGATTTAAAATTACGTAAAATAGGAGCGTTGATGATAGGAGTTTAAGTATGAGTGAGATACAATGTACGATATGTCATAAAGTATTAGAAGCCGGAAATATAGAATACTGTGATTTTTTAGATGATGCGGTTTGTAAAAAATGTGATAAATTATTTGATTTACAAGAAGGTTATTTAAATTTTGACGAAATCGTTTTGCCGGGGATGAGATTTGATTTTGTTAAAAATGATTTTGTTAGAAATCCTTTTATTGAAAACGTAAAAATTAAAAGAATAGGAAGTTGGAGAATGGGCGCATGAAATATTTATGTGTGATATGTCATAAATTATTACCAATTGAAAAAGGATATTACAGTAGTTTTTTGAATGCTTCAGTTTGTAAAAAATGTGGTGAACAATTTAAGTTGGAAAAAGGATTTTTAAGTTTTAATCAAATCTTTTTAAAAAAAGAAAAATTTAATTATGTTGAGAATTCTTTTGTTAAAGGTATTGAAATTAAAAAAATAGGAAGCTGGAGGGTGGGTGTGTGAAAAAAATAGATATTGATATTACAATGACATTAATGATTAGTTTTATGTCAAGCGAAATTAATAGTAAATTTTTGGACAATGAAGCTTGTGCTTTTAAATGGGGGATATTTTTTACAGGGATATGATTAATGAATATGATAGCTTTGTATATAAAAATTTCACAGTATTTTTTAATGATTATCATTTGATTTTCTTTAAAGACGATCATTTTTTTAAATCGCGTTCGTTTTTTTATGAACCAAGGAAACACAAAGAATTATTCACATTTTTTATAGGAGTATGACATGAAATATAAATCTGTTCGAATTTACAAAAATCATTGGGAAGTAGTTAGTTTTAATACATTGACATTTGATAAAATGGTTATAAAAAAAATGCTTGTGTATTCAATTTTTACGATAGGAGCATAATATGTATTATAATTACAGAGATTTTATGAAATCAATAAATGAAGAAAGTCATGGTTATGGATATGAATGTCCAGTATGCGGAAATAGAATTGGATATTTTGCTAGGAGAAAATGTGTTTTTTTAGGAATAGATACATGTAGAAAATGTGCAGCTAAATACAATGTTATGGAATATGATAAAACACATGTTATAGAAATTTGTAATGATTGTATAAAATTTAAGACCTCAAAAATGGTTTTATCATATAACTATATCTATAATGATTTACATGCTAAATATTTATTTAAAGGAATTAAGAAAAGCAAAGAACGAAAAAAGTATATACAGATAATAAAATTAAGAAGTTTATTTATAATGGGCGTATAAGTTACGTCCATTTTCTATTTACAAATGCATAAAAACATGGTATAATAGAAAAAAGGAGATGAGAGTATGACGATAAGAAAAATGTTTGTAATGATTTGCAAATATCACAATAATAGGAACATGCTTTTAAATCTAAGAAATAAAGATAGAAAAGTATTTGACCAGTGTTTGAGGTATTTACCTGATATTGAACGAATAAATGTTAAATTGAAAATGATGAATTGCCTATGAAGTATAAAGATATTATTATTGATGTCGAAAATGATGTTATTTACTTGGATAATTATCGAATCGTATTGACAGTTTTTTCTTCATCGCCTGATTATCTTATGGATATTTTTCCTAATTATACAAAATATAAAGGTGATGTAGCAAAATTAAGAGGATTTTTAATAGGAGTGTAAAATATGAGAAAAAAACCTGAAACCTTAAATGAATTAATGAAATGGTATGATGAAGCAATCGATGAATTGAAGCTGGAAAATGAAATTCTCAAAGAAGAAAATGATAATTTAAAAAAAATGTTAAATTGTCAAACACAGGCTTCCAATGATTCATCTGGATTTATAGCTCAAGGTAAAGAGAAAAATTTATATCCAAATGAAAAAAAAGAAATCATATTGGATATATTAAAAACAGCACGAGAAAAATTTATTATAGATGGGACAAGACGAGCTGATGTGGTAGATGATATATTGAAAAATAATCCTATCTCAGATGCACCAAAAAGGCGCGCAAGAGACTTTCAAATAGCACTTAAAGGATATAATAGTTTAGATGATTCTTTGCGCAAGAAATTAAACAAGATGGGATTAATGATTCCCGTGGATATAAAAAATCATCATAAAGCGACATATTATGGAGACAATCGATATAAGATTTCCTTTGCTGCAACATGTTCTGATGGACGTGGTGGAGAAAATATTGCAAAAGAAATAATTCGTCGTTTTCTCTAAAGGAGTATATTATGAAAATTTATGCATTAGTAAAAAGTAATAAAGATATTCATGAGATTAAAAGATATTATGCAAAAAAGGAATTAGCTGAAATAGATAAGCAAAACTATCATTTATCTGGAATACATGATATGATAATTGAAGAAATTGATGTATTAGATAATGTATTACGGTTAGAAAAACTTAAATCTATTCCCATATATGCAAAATTGATAAATAACAAATTTATATCATGTGGAATATTTAAAGAGCGAAATACAGATTTTGTTAATCAAATTCATATTGATAAAAGAGAAGATAATTACGTAGAATTATCATTGAATTTCAAACCAAAAGAATTTGGGTCAAGAGACGAAATGATTAGACAAGCAAAAATGTTAATTCGGCAGCAATTAAAAGAAATTAATTAACAAATTGTGATTAAGTTAAGAGGAATCTTACATTATGCATCATAGAAAAGTGCATGGTAAGATTCCTCTTTTTTATCTATAATAAAAGGAAGATGATAAAAAAGGATTGATTAAGAATGCAAGTGAAAAAGGTATTTAAGAACTGTGACATTTGTGGAAAGCCAATAGATTTTTTAACAGTAAATCATGCACATTATTTTAGAAGTAAGCCATTATATGGAAAACGTGTTTGTTACGAGTGTTATAATTTTAATCAATGTATAAAGAAAAGTTCTTATAAAATCAATGATTATCATGTTACTTATTTTATTCAAAATAATTTATTTGATTTTGTAATTAAAATGAAGATTTATAATAATGAAGAACATTGTAATTTAGTTATAACAAGAGATATAAAAGATTTACATTCAGAATCATCGTTTATTCATATCATGAATAATAAACAAGTAAAAAAGAAATTTACTGTAGACGCTTGTCATAATAATGTATTATTAGAACAAATATATGTATATTTAAAAAAAGATATTTATAAAACAATTGTATTTATAGGAGTATGAAAATATGACCATTGAAGAGTTATTAAATGAAATTGATAAAGAACAAAAAAATGTAGCGTTATATGAGAATTTATTGAACAATAAAATGATAGGGATTACATTGCATTACAATGAATTAGGAAAATCAATGCTAGGAAAATCATCTACTAAACATATTGCAAAATCATCTAATAAAGAGATTTTTGAAGAGATTTCTCAGCAATTAACTAATTTATATATGACCAAGTTAAAAGAATGTAATGATCGATTAAAAGAACTAATAGAGAAAAAAGAAAATGTAGAAAAAATGCTAGGAGAGTGAAACTCTCCTATTTACATTTTCCTTCTTTTTTTATAAAATAAAATTAGGAGATGAGGGAGTGTTCAAATTTAGAGAGTATGAAATAACATCAAAATTTGACCCTAATTTTTGTGGTCAGATTTCATTATTTATCTTTGCAATTACATTTAATCCAGAACGAAGAACAGGATGTGATTTATTGTCAAATACATATTTTAGTGAATCAACACATTATCAATTAAAAATGTTATATCTATTAAGCGCCTATTTAATCGGAGCATAGTATGCTAATAGTTAAGTTTAGAGGAAAGTACTATTCCATTTATTATTTAGAAAATGGCTCGGCATGCATTGTGGGAAAATATCCTAATTATATATTCGAAAGAAGTCCTCAAGATTATCATATAAGATTGTTGGGTTGGTTTTTTATAGGAGTATAAATATGAGAGAAATTGTTTTAAATAAATATTATTTAATGGTAAAATGTGAAGAAAATAATTGTGTAGCAGATATAAGTGATGATAATGGACATTTTTGTACTAAAAATCTATTTGATAATGAAATAATTCTATCAATAGGAAAAGTCCCAATAAATACAATTTCTGCGTGTTTAATAGGAATTTGATATGTTAAAGTATAATGATATATTTTATGATGAATTTCAAATATTTCAAATTTTTTATTCGTCAATACACAATCGAGAATTATTGTTTTATGAAGATTTAAAAACACACGAATACGTCTATAAAGAATTGTTTGTTGATTGTGATTCAAAATTAATTACTTGGTTGATAGGTATTTAAAATGATTGAGAAAAAAATCATATTAAAAGATAGTGAACAAATTTTTCAGTTATTTATTTTTACTGATAATATTCTTGACAGTGAATATGCATTAGTTTATAGAGAAAAACGAAAACAACATTTTATAGATATCTTTTTGCCATTAAAAACATGTCAATTTAAAAAACAAATTAATTGGTTGATAGGTGTTTGACATGCATATATCTGAACAAATTAAAATGCGTTCTATAGAAAATAAACAATTATGTAAGGCCAATGTAGGAGGATTAATTGAATTATGTAATGATTGTTTTAATGTAGTTTCATCAACATCAACATCAATTATTTGCACATATCATGACCCTATTTTTAATATCACACCAAGTAACATATGCGGTGAATGTTTGATTAAATATCATTCACAAATTATAAAAGATAATGTTTTGATTTTCAATATTATGATTTTTTTATTAACACCAAATAGATATGAACAAGTCCGATATCGTGCTATAATGAATCCATTATCATTAAAAATAACTTATCATAGAAAAAATCATAATACAATAAAACAAATGAAGTTTTTTCAATTATTTTTATTTGGAGCCTGAAGGGAAGTATTGCTGTGACATATGAAGAAATTTTATACAGATTACAGAGATTGACAAATGAAGATGATTTAGACGATGATTTAACAAACGAAATTGTAGACATATATGAAGATGGAGACTTCCAACAATTTCAAGAATTTATTCAAAAAAATAATATAATCGTAAATGTAGAAAAAGCAATTCCTAAAATTTATATTGCATTAGATATCATTTCGATTTTATTAGTATTGTATGTAGCTGGTGTGGGATTTGCTATTATTATTGCTATTTATTGCGCATTTCAAAATAATTTTTTAATCGAAAAAGAATATGTTGTTGAAGTGCAAAAAAAGTGTGACAACAAATGATTTCATGTCATTATTGTGGAAAACCATTAGCATATGAGAAATTAGGATTTTTAATCAAACAGCCATATAAGAAAATTTTATGTTATGATGTATGCATATCTTGTTATAGTGCTTTTAATTGTAAGAAAACATTTGAACATTTTATTTATTACAAAGATAAAAGATATACATTACATATTACAATAAAGGTGAAACCTAGTTGTGAAATGATTTTATTTAAGATTTTTGATAAAAAAATATTTTGTGAAATAGTAGTAACTAAAGATTTTCAAGATTTAAAAGATAAAACATGGTTTTTGAACTCGATGAAAGTTAGAAAAATTTCAAAACCATTTAGTGTATTTATTTGTAATTGTAATGAAATTTTAAATCAGATTTATGTATATATGAAAAAAGATTTAAGTCAAATGTATGCATTTATTGGAGTATGATTATGATTAATTTAACGGATTATGCAAATAATTTGAATCAAAATCACATAAATAATGTTGATGCTGTATGTGAATGGTGTAAAGTACCGATTGGATTTTTTATACAAAATAGGTATTATGACATGCATTATGTTATAGATGATAAACATGTTTGTAGAGATTGTTTTATGCTTTTCAAAGGAAGAATACTGCATGTAGTAGAAAAACAATGTACGGAATTTACTTTTTTTTATGAACTTTTTAAAGATTATTTAATTATTGATATTGATTTTCATGGTGTATTAAAAATTTTTAAGCGAGATACATTTATTGATATATGCAATAAAATTAGTGAAAAAAATTTGAATAAATTTGAAATTGAAGATTTCGTTTTTAAAGAATGTCAAAATGTATTTAAGTATTCAATAATAAATTATGTATTTATTTACGGAGTTTAATTATGATAGATTTACGTCCATTTAGAAAATTATTAATAAATAATAATATACGTATAAAGAAAACTTGTGATTGGTGTGAGACACCTATCGTATATGAAAAATTTGGTGATTTTGATTTTGTAGAATATAGAAATCAAATAACAAATATCAAACAAGATTGTGTATGTATTGATTGTTATAACTTATTAAAAAGACGTACAAATTTTGTTATAGAAAAATCGTTTAATCAAATGATTGTAAAATTTCGTTTTTTATATGAAATGGAAATTGATTATATTTCTGTGAGAATTACATTTAAATCATACTACAATGCATATTTATACGTTGATAAAACGGATAATTTTATTGATATATGCAATAAAGTAAATCATTTAATGGAATCAGATTACCAATTGGAAATAAAAAAAATAATGAGTTTAAATGATTTTAGGACATTTATTTTAAGTGAATGTAAGAATATTTTTAAATGTACGCCAATAAATAATACATTTGTTTATGGAATATGATAAAGTGAAGTTGTGCTAAGCTAAAGACTTAGCATTTTTCTAACATCTTTATTATAAAAAGAGGCTTAATGCCTCTTTTTTAAATTCCTATATATGCCGCAGATAAACGCATTACAATATTTTTATATTTGTTTTTATAGTGTTTTTTTATAAAATTATCGTGTTTATTATAACGTGAAAATTGATTATGAATAAAATTAAAATCACAAAATATTAATTCATTTTCATTATTAAACAATTGAATACAATCAATATAAATAGCTACTGTAAAATCATCATTATCCCTAAAAGTATCATAACTAATACAATCACAACAAACAAACATTCCAAACCAATCGGACTCATAATGAGCACTATTTTTTTTACAAACTTGACATTGTCTATTCATACATTTACGACGACCTCATCAAAAACCAATTCAAATATCTTTTCAGTACAATAAAAATCAAATTTGTTTTTATACATAATAACTTTTGGGATTTTTGATTCAGTAAAATTTACTTCTATTAATTGTTTTCCAGTTTTCAAATAATGATTTAAATTTAATGTAATAATACAATTAAATTTATCTTTTTTTGAACTACAAAATGAAATGTTTTCTCGTTGTGATAATTTTTTTAGTTTATTCATTCCATAATAAATGTCACGATACATATTACATCACCTGCTTTTTATTTTTATTCTACCATAGAAATAATAAAATGTAAACAGTTTATTAAAAAAGAGAGGATTACCCTCTCTTTTAAAATGTAGATTTAAAATATTTGTAATGTTCTGGGAAATCTGCAATAACATCAGGATTTTCAATCATATGTTTAATTGCAGTTTCATGAAGTTGTTGTTGAAGTAAAGTAGTAAATGCTCCAATTGCTAAATATGAATTACTTCTAGCATCCAAATAAATAACCAAATTATCTCCTTCAACATCGAATTTTAAAAATCTTTGTTCATCTTTTAACCATTGATTTGCAAATTCATTATGACATTTTGCTACATATTTTTTATTAATAGAATCTTCATGACTGACTATGCAATGATTTAAATCATTGATAATATTGTTCAGTTCAATAGATACATTATAAATATCTTGAATAATTTCATTTAATGGATTCATCTGTCATTCTCCTTCATCATTTTTTACCCATTTCCAATGATATCCAAATGCTTTTTCTCGTGCTCCAGCACATACATCTGTAATATGCCCACTTTTCTTACCAAAAAATCTATGAGCATCAGAAGCGGAATTAAAAACTTGACCTGTTTCTATGCACATAACTGGTTTTGAATTATAATGAATATATCCAGGGGCATTCATTCTTTCTTTTGCTTTTTGGCTAATTATCTTTTTTGTTTCATCAGTATGATTTTTTCCTTTAAATGGATTATCATGTGTTCTATAGTATTCTTTTAAAGTTTCACTATCTTTTTTTCTATTTTCTGGGTCAGACATTCTTTCTTTTGCCTTTTGACTCATTATTTTTCTTGTCTCTTCAGTATGATGTTTGTTATAAAATGGATTTTTTTCTCCTTTAAACATTTCGCTACGGCGTTGAAGACATTCTTTATTAATAATTTTAGCAAAACCAACATGTCCTCCAGTTCCACCTTCGATTAAATTTGCGATATCTTTATTATTTTTATACGCGTTAATCCAATCCCATTCTGCTTGGTTTAATTCTTCTCTAGAATAGCACCATTGAATTGGCCAGTGTTCTAATTGTAAATTTTGTTTTACCCATATTTTAGGATTTCTTCCTCCTCCATAATATGATTTATTCCATGTATTTTTTAATTGTTTCCCAATATAAAATTTCCCTTCATCTACATTAAATGTTACATAAACATATCCCACTGCATTTTCTGGTGGAACATATGATTCTTTAGGAAAAATTTCTTTTGCCTCTTCAAACGTCATTTTTATTCTCCTTTGATTTTCTTGACAATATTAGTAAAATTGTCAACCTCTTGAGATTTTTGTTCTAAAAGCATTTTTCTTAGCTTCCACAAAATACATAGATTAATAAACATACCTAGTACAAAAATGCACATCATAGGCATATAACTTCCAGTAATATCTTTACAATAAGATAATGCGATAGGAGAAGAAATGCCTGCACACCCCCAAGCTAATAATATCTTTCCATGTATTGTAGATAAATGTTTCTTTCCCCAAATATCATTAATATAAGCAGGCATACAAGAGAAGAATCCACCATACATAGAAATAATCGTTAGGATGCTAATTTCAAATATAAATAAATTAGAAATTGTAGCAGAACTTAGATACATTAATAATCCTAATCCAGCAAATATTATATATGTAATGGGACGTGTTAAAACATCAGATAAGCTTGCCCAAATAAATCTTCCTGTACAATTAGCAATTCCAACAAGACCTACAAATGAAGCAGCCGTTACAGCATCAAACCCAAAATCACTTTGAAGCATTGGGGATAATAATGCTAAGATTGCAATTCCACAAGCAATATTAATGTAAAAAGTAAAAAACAATGCTTTAAATGGCCATGATTTGTAAGCTTCTTGTGGAGGAACTCCAGGGTCATTTTTTAGTATTTTCTTTAATGCTTCAGTTGGTGGGGGAGCAAATAAACACGACGAACATAACATTAAAATACCATATCCAGTTCCCATAATTAAGAAATTATTTACCAATCCATAATTAGTAACTAAATAATTCATTAATGGAGAAGCAATTGTGGCACTTGCACCAAATCCAGCAATACAAATTCCAGCTCCTATTCCTGGATGTTTGTAAAAGTATTTCATTAATGTAGATACGGGAGATACATAACAAATTCCTGTTGCACATCCTACAAAACATCCATAAAATAAGTACAATAACATCAACGAATGAATAGATACTGCGTAAGCCGAACCCAAAAACCCAGTAACAAATAATAATGTACCAATTAAACTGACTTTTTTAGCGCCATACTTATCAACATATTTCCCAAATGTTGATGCACCTACTCCTAGAAAAAAAATAGCAATTGAAAAGATAAATGTTGTGGCTGTTAATGAAAATCCACATTGTTGAATAATAGGATTTACTAATACAGACCAAGCATAAACGCTTCCAATTGAGATATGAAGTCCGACTGCAGCTGCCGCTATAGTCCACTTGTTTGTTTTCAAAAAAATCCCTCCTTTAAATCTACTAATAGTATAGTATTAAGGAGGGATTTAAATTGATTTGTACGTTTCGATATGGTTATTTATTTCATTGTTATGTTGTATATGTTCAAAAAATAAATAGAAAAGATATATTAATTAGAACAGCAATTTCAACAAATAAACAAACTTTATTTGCTATGAATAATAATGAAATTATACTCCAGCAAGGAAAATTTTCAGATTTAGATTATAATAAAAAGTTTATTCACATTATGTTTAAATTGAATATGTTTTTAATGGGAATTTAAAAAGCAGTCAATTAATGACTGCTTTTGTTATTGAAAATTTTTCATTGTTTGCATAAAAATAATAATTAAATCGAGAAAATCTTTATCGTTTTTATGTAAAAAATAAAAATGTATTACTTCACCATCTTGATAAATTTTATAATCAGTTTTACTGGAAATTTTATGGTCAAAAAACAAATGTATGTTTGCAGATTCATCGTATTCATCAAATGCATATTCTATTAATCTTAAATTTTTTCTAAATTTTACATTACCTAATGCAAAAGAAATGTTTAATCCAAAATTTTCATTATCATGTTTTGAATTAATTTTAACATTAATACGCTTATCACTGATCGTATTAAAAAAATCAATTAATTTTTGAGTTAATTGATTTTTATCATTTTCATTTAAATTTGTAGATAAAATGTTATCAGGCATAATATTCATCTCCTTTTCTTGATTTAATTATATCAAAAAAAGAGAAATTTGTAAATAGCTTTATTGAGATTTTTTTATGTTTAATACATAATTTTCTACTTCAGAAAAATTAGATGTAATTGGTTTTGTTGCATAATATGTAGCATCAAATTGTGCCAATCCAGATGATGCTAATGAATTTGAAAAACTAAGAAAATTTTGTGTTGTAGTCCCATGTTCAAATTCATTACCAATTTTTCCATCTATGCCTGCATCAAAATATGCATATAATAAAATTTTCTTTCCTGTATTTTCATCTCTGACAGATAAACATTCACAATAAATGTATTTTGTTGTTTTTACATTAAGTTTTGGGTCTTGATATAAATAAAATTCAGCGTGAGAATCTAATATTGTATAATCATTTTCAATTAATTGATTTTTTATTTTATCATATTTATCTTTTGTTAATTCGCCGTCAGTATATTGTTTATTTAATTTTTGCATTTCTTTTTTACTATCTTTAAAAAATTTTTCAAAATCTGAAATTTTCTTAAAATCGGAAATAACTTTTTCAAGGTTTCCTATTTTAATTATAGGAGAGTTTGTTTTCTCCAAATAATCAAAAAACCATGAAAGATTGTTTTTTAACATACTACATTACCTCCTTGGTAATACAAAAAATTTATTGAAAGGGAAATTTTTTAGTTAAAAAGTTTCCCTTTAATATTTAATAAATTACGATATTAGTTTTTATAAATAAAAAGACACCTTATAGAAATAAATTCTATAAGGTGTTTTTCTTTATTCATCTTTTATCCATTCCCAATGATATCCTAAGGCTTTTTCACGTTTTCCATTACAAACATCATATATATGACTTCCTTTTTTCCCTAATGATTTTGCAGCTTCAATTGTAGATTTAAAAATCTCTCCAGTTTCTATACAGCGTACAGATTTACTTTGATTATGAACGTAATTAGGAGAACTACATCTAATTTTTGCAATTTTGCTCATTTTTTTCTTAGCTTCTTCAGTATGTTTTCTTCCTTTCATAGGAACATCATGGGTTTTATAAAATTCTTTTTTAGATTCGCTCATTTTTCTTTTTGTATTTTCTGTTAAAGGAATTCCTTTAAATTTTTTTCTTAATAATTCATTTTTTTCTTCATTTAATTTATCATTCATAGGAACGAAACTACCACCACCTTTTACTAAATTAACGATATCTTTGTGATTTTTAAATTTTTCTATCCAATTAAATTCAGCTTCATTAATTTCTTTTTTTGTAAAACACCACTGAATAGGCCAATGATCTAATTTTTTACCTTCCTTTATCCAAATTTGAGGAATTTTTCCGCTTCCATAATATAATTCATCCCATGTTTTTCTTGTTCGCTTTCCAATATAAAACAAACCTTCATCAATATTAAATGTTACATAGATATAACCGACAAAATCATTAACTAAATCTTGTTTTGGAAACAATTCTTTAGCTTCATCTAAAGTCATTTTTATCACCTCTAATTCTTATTTTATAAAAAACAAGTGTTTTTATTATTATAATAATAGGAAAAAGCTTTTTCATAGAGAGGTGATAAAACTCATGAGTGATATTCAAAAATTGTTAGATATTACAGATGGCTATCTTGTGTATAAAGGCTCGGCGAACGCCACGACTCAGAGCCAAATGCAACAATACTTAACAAATCAGAACGTCGTCTTAAGAGATGTCGTCACACAGATGTGGCAGCCTACGACTGCTTATCCTGTTGGCCATCGTGTATATAGTAAAAATACTGCAGCTGGTTTAATAGCCGAAGTAGTAACTGCCGGTACGTCTGGTTCTTCAGAACCAACTTGGACTGCTGAAGGAACCACAGTTACAGATGGAACTGTGGTTTGGAAAATGATTAAATACGCTACTACCGGAACTACTTTAACGAAAGCTCAGATGGGATATCGTCAACCTAATACTACTTATGCTGTAGGCGATATTCTATTACATGAAAGTTTAAAACCCAATCAGTATTTAGAAGTAACAAAAGCTGGAACATCTGCTTCTGGAGATTTAGTAATATCATAAAAAGAGGTAATAATACCTCTTTTTTAAATTAACAAATATAAAAAAGAGAAGCTATAATGCCTCTCTTTTTATGCAATGTTCACTTATCAATTATTGTATTTACGAATTTTTGTTGTACTTCATATAATCCAACTCCAAATATTGGGTCTTGAATTAATTGTTGATTCAGAATGTCACATCTTTTCTGAGCTTTCTTTTTGGATGACCAAACAGAATCAATACGATATCCACAATTAAAACCATCATCAATTCTTGAGTCTATAACTATGTATATCAATTTACTCATGTTCTTCTCCTTTCCTTATCAATAATTTTTTATATTATATCATATTTTTACGAAAAAGTAAATACAAATTTATTTACTATTAAAGTGGTTTTAATGTTGTTCTTTTTAATTGATAAATAGGGTCTTCAGGGTCAAAAGCTCGTAATCTTAGTTCCTGATGGAATAAAAATCCTCCAGCATGATTAACATGTCTTGCTAGAACTTGGTAGAAGACACCATCGGGAGCAATTAATATATCTCTATTCATTAGTAAAGAATCGGATATTGTCCAGGCTCCTGGTGTATTCTCATTAACAAACATTTGATTAGATATTCCTAGAGCTTGTTCAACTGGTTTTAACCGGATTAATAATTGATAAGCTGGATCGTAACCACCTAAAAATCCAGTTCCAAAACAATAAGGACACGAATTATCTCCTGCACGACCTCTAATATCATCATAACAATGAGGACATACATCTCCTGAATATTTTCTAGTATATAAGTCAAAAAGCATGCCAGTGTTTTGTAATATCCAATAATTTCGTTCATTTATTTTATGAAACCAGAAATCTGTATTTCTCATTTTAAACGTAGATGGTTTTGATAATTCTCCTTCTATATAATTATTATTTTCATCTAAATATAAAGAAGATACTTTATACCAGTTCATAATATTAGGATTAATATTAACATGTTTATCTTCAAAACGATTAAATGGAATAGGATTTTCATTTAATTTTATAAATAAACCATTTTGAGAATGTCCTTTATAAATATTATAATAGACTTTTTTTATGCCTTTTACCAGATTTTTATCTGGCGTACGTGTTTCATCCCATGTAATAGCTAAATGTTGATTATCTCTAGCAAATGATATCATTAAATTAGTAGGTGCGGGAAGTTGTTTTTGAAAGATTGTAAGATTCAAAATTAATCACCTCTTTTAAATAAAATAAAATGAGGCATATGCCTCATTAACCAACTGCACCAAGATGATATCTCATAGGGTATAGTTCGTAATTGTAAGTAGAGAATACACGATTATTACGTGTTACAGTCCAATAAATGTTTTTGTTTGAAGTAAATACCACAATGTAAGCACGACGTTCTCCAGGTGGAATAAATGTAGTTCCGCTAGATACATAACGATAAGAAATAACTTCTCCTGTTCGTCCATCTGCGAAAATCATGTAACCATTTGCAGGTTTTCCATTACTAGTTCTGAATGTTAATTTAAATGACGGCATTTTATCAAAAATTAATTTTGAATTAGTTGGACCTTGGATTACAATTCGTAATGCATTATTGTTATTTAAATTCCCACTAGCCGAACTGGCAGCAAAGCATGTAGTAAATAACATACAAAATGTAATAATTGTTAAAATAATTTTTTTCATAAAATCACCTTTTTATTTTTATAGTAATTAGGCAATAATGTTTTTATTTTTAAAAAATTAAACTATTTACATTTTTGCATTTTTATGATAAAATTAAATAGAATGGAGTGTTGAACGTGGAACAATTTACTTTAGCTAATTACTTTGCATTGATGGCAAAAGATAATAACAGATTGTTAAATAAAGTTTGGTCTATTATTAAAGATATTCATCAATTTACAAAAGAAGAAAAGAAAACATCAGTGACATTAAAAGTAGATTTAACAAAAGATGTTTTCTTTAAAAATAACGAATATGAAATTTTAAGTTATTTATCTAAATTAGGATTTGACATTAATACATCTAATGAACGAAATATTTTATATGTACAAATATCATGGAGATATATTCAAGATAAAGAAATAGACCAGTATTCTAATATATTAATTGTATATCAACAAACGTTACAAAAACAAATTTATAGAACTATAACGCCATTATCATATACTGAAAATTTAGATAATCATTACAAAATAGAATTAGACGTAAAAGATAATTTAGAAATGATATGTGATATGATTCATAATGAAAGGACACAATTTGAAGAGTATATAAGAAATGATGTAGTAAAATGTTTGCATCAATACATTAAAACGGGGAATGTTTTTATTAAAATTAAGAAAAGAGTTCAAGGTGGATTATTTTCTAAAAAAGAAATTGTAGGAATTTTTGTAAAAATAGATATTTATCCATTTGGGAAATCGGTAAGAATGTTAACGAATGAATTACAACAACAAGAATCTACATTATCAAAATTAAAAAGAGCGTTGTCATTAAAATAAAAAAATAATTCAGTGGATATACTTAAATAAAAATCCTGATGAATGGGATTCTTCTTTTGGAAGATTTGTATATGCATTTCCAATAAAATTTCCTAATAATACGTTAGGTGGATTTGCCCAAACAACAAATGAACAAAATTATATTGTAACAGGTGGAACATTTGTAAATTTATCATCTACAAATAATTCTTATAGTGATGTATATACATCATCAATTTCTAACGGAACTATAAGTAAAAATATTTGTTCCGTGTCTATTATTCTTATTGGTTTTTAATTTGTTATATATATAATATAAATTATATTTAGAATTCATTTCATGCATAGAATTCATAAGAAAAGTAAGTCCCGCTCCGTTATCATAAGAATAACATGATAATGAAGCAGGATAACTTAGACTGGCTAATTGACCACCAAAATTAGTCGATAATATAGACATGTTATTATTAATTGGCGTTACACTTGCATATAATGAAGTTGTATATTAATAAATTCCAGTATCAAAAATATTTACATGATTCCATATATCATTTTGAGAAAACCATCCCACTGAATTATTTAAGTAGTTATCATTAAAACACTACCAGATATTGATGTATAAGTATTTGGTGCACCTATTTTAATAGCTGAACAAACATCTTCAAGCCGTCCATTCATTCCCGCAGTATTATGTCCTGACCAAAATGCAGCATAACAAGAAGTAAAAATAATAGGAGCATTAATTGTAAACCAATGATATCCGTATGCATCATACCACGATGTCCATGTATTTCGTATCCACTGAATTATTTTTTCAAAATACTATTTACTTTTATACAAATTTGTGATATAATATAATAAAGAAAAATAAAAGGATGGTAATTCATGAAAAGATTAAAAAAATGGAGTAAAGTTCCAGGTAATGATTTAGTTTCTGATAATGATGATATGAAATTAATTGAATCATTTGATTCAGAATTAGTAGATATAAATAAATGGATTAGATTTAAAACAATGGGTGGATTTCAAGGAACACAAGGTGTTTATGGATATTGTATTGATAATATTACAAATGAAATTGAATTCTATTTTATAGAAATGTATTCTTTTCAAAGTAAAAAATCATTAAATAAGAAATTGATATTTAGAAATATATACATTATTCATCAAATAGATGAAAATCAAGTATTAATGGGAAATGATTTTTGTTTGGAAGGTGGTAACGAACATCCATTTATTGCAGTAAATGCATTAAAATCAGATTTAAATATTTCACCATCAAAAAATTTAAAATTAAATGTAAATTTTGAAAGTTTAAAACAACAAACTGGAGGGAATTAAAAATGCTTACTCAAAAGGAAATAGATATCATTGAAAAACATTCAATACATATTGGAGATTTAATTTTAAAAATGTCCAAAGGAAAACAATCTTTTGGTTCATTTGTAAAAAATAAAAATTGTGAAATAAATGATATTTTTCCTTATTTTGAGCAAAGTTTTTGGGCAATTCCTATGAATAAAGAACAAACAATAGTTTTTGAGAACAATAACATTAATTTATCAAAATTAAATAATTATGATATATCTGTAGTTTTTATTCATAAGTTTAAAAAATATAATGACGTAAAAATAAATATAAAAAATAATCTTGTCTATATAATTGTTGAGTCAAAAACGAAAGAAGATTTAAAAGATATGCTATTTTATGTTTGGACAAATCTTATGAAAAATAATAAATATATTTAAATAAAAAAATTAAGGAGGAAATGTATTTCCTCCTTTTTTATATGTGATAATTCAGTGGGGGATTGGCATGACAGAAATAAATGAACTTGCGGAAATAACATTACCCATTACTTTTACCAGCACTAATTATAAGATTGTTGTAACAGACAGAATTAATGGAGGAGGTGAGTATGAAGGTTATACTATTCAACAAAGATTCGTGTCTTATTTTACTGCGCATGGATTTACAATTACAGGAACAACAATTACTTCAATCGCTGATAGCTTTGATTATATCGCAATTGGCTACTAAGGAGACATAAAATATAGAACAGACACATCTCTATAAATTCGATACAAATAATAAGTGAATTAAAATATAAAATAAAAAATAATCAAAAAAAGAAGTTTAAACCTCTTTTTTTGATTAAATAATTCAGTAGGCATATAAAATAATGAATAGAAAAAAATTTTCATGACAAATTAATTAAGAAATGCAATATTTTTCAGGTGATATGGATATGTTAAGTCATTCAAATTTTTCGGTTTTTTCTTCTTTGATAAATTCACATAAAAGCATGGTTTTGGTGCGTCTACCATTCTCATCAAATTTACAAAGATATGTTGTTTTCATATTGTTCCTTTCTTTTTTAGTAGCCGATAGCAATAAAATGAATATATACTGTATGACTTTCCATTGATGACAACTGAGAATTGCCGCTGCTAAATCCCATTACCCAATTTGTATCACTATGCTCCATAGCAAATCCGTAAAATGATGAAAAATTTTCACTGGCACCGGTTAACGTTGAGGGAATTGCATTTTTAAAAATATAATTTGACATTGTAAGCGGGAAACTTTTTTTGTATCGCGTCCATCCATCAATAGTACTCTTTGTTAAATTGCTAACATTATCCACTGCCCACTGAATTATTAAACTAAAAAAGAGAGAATATGTCTCTCTTTTTACGTATATAAAATTATCATAAATGTATTTTTATTAAAATCTATATTTTTTAATAAATACTATGAAGGTGATAAATTATCATGAATGTAATACAAAATAGAATTATTAAAAAGTCTTCATTAGATACTTTAAAAAAAGATTTAATGAAAGATAGCGATCTTGTTAAAGATTATTTGCAGTATACAAAAGAAAATCCTAAGTCAAATGGACGATGGTGGAATTTTACTGATTTATATAAAGAATTCTATGTATATCAATTTCCCCAAATGATATCTAAAAAAGACACTACAAAGATAAAATATGCAAAAGTCCATTATACTATGATAATGGAAAAAGGACATAATTATCCTATAGTATTATCGTTATTATATGATTGTGGAGAAGACACCGGTATTGAAACGTCAAATATAATTGGACGATTAAATATTGATGGAAATCGTAATGATTTTTTAAATGAAATATATAAGAATGGTTATCCTAGTGATAATAATGGAACATATTTTTCGGCTAGAAATGAACTTATTAATTTTTCAGATATACAATCATATGCAATAGATAAACTTTTAAATTCAAATAATGTTCAAACGACTACTACGAATAATATTTAAAAACAAATATATTTTGCAAAAGCTATTTACATCTCCTTTCTTATATGATATAATAAAAATATAAGAAAGGAGATGTTTTTAATGTATAAATACAATGATTTACAAAAAGTTTTTAACCTTATAATAAAAATTTTATTAAAAAATACATCTTTAAATGTATATGTATCAAAAGATTGTTATGAAATTCTGAATGGTGTAATTGTTGCTATACACGGAAAATATAAATCTCCCATAAATACAAGATTAGTTACTAATAAAACAAAATTTTATAGTGAATGTCAATATAATATTGAATTTTCTTGTCAACAATCAAATATTGATAAAATTGAGATAAAAAAACATTATAATTTTTCTCAAAATCATATAAAAATAAATTTTATTTATAGTGATTATCATAATTTATTTTATATTAATGAAATACTTTGGCCGCAATTTAAACAATATCAAATATAAAAAAGAGAGGATTTTTCCTCTTTTTTTTATATGAGATAATTCAGTGGACGTATATAGGAATATCAAACCCTAATTTAAGTACATCTAATTATTTGATCCAATATCCTATAACTTTTACTGAACGATACTCATATGTAAGTGCAATATATAATGGGACAGCTTGCTTTACCGGGGCAAATAATACAAGGGCACTAATTCATGTATTATCTCGAGATTCAACTTCCAGTGATACTAATGTTACGGTTCAATTGATTGTGCTTGGAGTATAATTTATAATAAAAACTGATAGATATATTTTGTTGTTATTGGATATTAAAAATATTTTTTTACCATCCAATTCCAAATGTTCTATATGTCATCCAACTTTCTCCTGTCGACTTAACAACATCAAATTGCCCATTTTTATTATAATTTTTTGCATATCCAGTACCATTTAAACCACTAACAATTACCAAATAAAGAACAGTTGGAAAGCTTATTGCAAATCCTATATGTTCAGTTGTAGATGTTCCATGATCAGCTGACCACTGAATTATTATAAAAAGGGGAGAATTTATTTCTCCCCTTAATTTTTGTATAAAAATTACATTAAAATATATATTAATAAAAAGAGAAGAAACTTTTGCCGAGCCACTTCTCTTTTAAGAAAGACTTTTTCAAAAATGAAAAAGCTATATGTTTTTGTTGTTCCTATATTTATTATATATGACTTTTAAAAAAATATAATAGGAGATGAAGAAAAATGTTTACAAGACATAAAAAACTATTTACAAATATTAAAAATTAGTATATAATAGAATTAGAAAAAAGGAGTAAAATATAATGAAACGACTTAGAAGAATATCTATGGTTCCTGGAATTAATTTAGTTCCAGATAAAAAAGATATGGAATTAGTATCAAATTTTAATCATGAATTATCAGACGAAACCAAATGGGTGAGATTTAGAATGTTTGGTGATAATCAAGGTTGTTTAGGAAGATATGGTTATTGGAAAGAAAAATTAAATAATAACAATATTAAAATGCATTTTTATTTAGTTGAATTATATTCTTTTGAATCTACTAAATCAAAACATAATATGTTGAGTTACAAAAATGTTTTAATTATTCATGAAATAGATGAAAACAAAAATGTATTAAACAGTTATTGCATGGATGGAGGATGTAACTATCCAATGACTGCAAAAAATTCATTATTAGAAAAATTAAATGGAAAAAATGGTGAAGAAATTATATTTGATGATACTCTTTTTTAAAGAAAGGAAAATTATCATGAATAAAGAAATTTTTGAACAAAGCAAAAATGTAGGAAAAAAAATTGTTGAACTTGGAAATAATAAAAAGTCTTTTGGGAGTTTTGTAAAAATTTATGACAACGAAGACCTTATGAAAATTTTTCCGTGGATTGAACAAGGACTTTGGAATTTTCCTATGAATAAAAATTTTAGAATAATGTTTAAAAATTATCATGAGGATTTAACCAATATTGATAATTGTGATTTATCAATATTATTTGTTCATCAATTTGGAGATTCAGATAAAGTATTTCTTAAACATGAAAAAAATAATATTTATCATTGTGTTATTCAGTCAAAAACCATTGAATCTTTGAAAAAAAATTATGCTGACATTATAACAGGATTTTGTCAAGATAATCCATTCGTAAAAATGTACAATGATAAAGTAAATAAAGTTGCGTTAAATTAAAGACTTAACATTTTTCAAACATAAAATTTATAAAAAGTAATTTTAAGAGAGGAATATTTCCTCTCTTTTTTATTTAATAAATAATTATTATAAATATTAATTCAGTGGACAGCTGACCATGGAACAAATACTACAGAAAATACTATTTATTTTCCTATAGCATATGAAACACATTTACATATAGTAATTATTGCTGGTATGAGTGGTGTTGGATATGCTACAAATTATGCTACAAGAGGGTATTTTGATGTTATTAAAGTTTTAGGAGAATATTTTCAATATAGAGCATCAGGACTTGGTTGGTAAAATTAATAATAAATTGCAGATAACTAAATATTTTATTATGATTTTAATATGCAATTGTAATCCATTTAATAACTAACCCATCTGTTAATGTTGATGAAGGAGAAATTTGTATATGTAAAGACGAATTTGATGCTGGATATGCAATTATTGTATAAAATCCTCCAGAACTATGAGACGAATCTTGTGCACTAGGTATTATTCCATCTTTTGTTGTATAATTAATAGGAAGCTGAACGAATTTATCATCATATCCATCATAAATATTTGTATATCCCCACTGATTAATTATATATAAAAAAGAGGCTATATTTAAGCCTCTTTAAGTTTATTAATAAATGGAATGAAAATTTCTGTTAATCCTAAAAATAATTGATTATCGTCGTTTATATAAAAAATAATTTTTATTTCATTCTTTAAAAAGGAATAATCTTTTTCAATATTAATTTTATTCTCATGATTTTTTTTATATAAAATTTCAACATTATATTGACTATTATTGTCATATGACATTTTTTCTATAGAAACTTTATTGTTTTTTTCATATTTTTCAAATAATGGCATTAACATATTCCCTAAAATAATCGGCGAACAACATGATTGAAAAATATTAATTGTTGTATTTTTTTGTAATAATGTTTCAAAAAATTTATTTAATTTATTCATTTCTTTTAAAAAATTATTATCAATCATGTTTGATACACCATCCTTTCTTATATATTTTATTATATCACATATAAAAAAGGATGTAAACAGTTTTTTATGATACCATTATTTCTGTTTTTTGTTTTTCTGCATATTCTTTTAAATTCTCAAGATTTGTGTATTTTTTATCTCCAAATGAATATAATCCATTTTTAAATAATTCTGGACAATTAAAATCATTAATATCTTTTAATAACGAGACCATCGTTGTATTTTCTTTACTATAATATCCTAATATAGACGGACGATCATCTTTTTCTTTATTTTGTTCATCATTTTCTTTTTTAGCTTTAACATTTTTATCTTTTTCATTTTCAGAATATAATATTACATATGATTTAGGAAAATTATGACCACGTTCCATTATTGATATTCCTTCTAATCGTGCATATTTTGTTGTTTCTTTATCATTTAAATCTGCTTGAACTTTATACATATAAAAACAAATATATGTATTTTCATTTGGTTCATACCACATCTGTTCTGTTGCGTCTATATTATCTGTTTTTGGATGTTCCTTTGTATATTTTAATTGATCATCATTTGGATAAAATATTTTTAAATCATTTAATAAACTCGAAAATGATGCCGTTTTTTCAATTTTATAAAAATAATCGAAGAACCATGGCAATATTTCTTTTTTATAAAATAAAATTTTTTCCATTATATTACCTCCTTAAGGTAAATAAAAAATTTATATAATAAAAGATAAAGAAGATACTTCATAAAAAGCATCTTCTTTATTTATAAATATTCTTATATTAATTTATGTATTTTCAAAAATTAATCAGTGGATTGTATATGGTGTATCATCAAAACATTTTTCGTCCGAAGAAAAAACATTTATTAATCCTATAACATTTTCAATTGACGCTATCATTGCAATTTCTGATGTTTTAGGATTTGATTCGCATTTAATTAATGATTGGGAAACTCCAACTTTATTTTTATATGGAAAACAAGATTATAGTGATACAGATTTAAACAATTTTAAAACAAAAGTAAAAGTTCATATTCGATATAATGATTGGGGGAACGTGTTCATATATGATTATGATGATAGGATATTAAAAGTTATAATTTTTAATATTACTGTTATTTTAATAGGAAATTTATTAAAATCCTATTGCAATAACACATATATAATATACTCCTGCATCAACTCTAAAACTTATAAATTGTTTTTGTATAGTTGGCATTCTAGTTGATGGTTTATTTGACCAATAACAATTTGTCCCAGTTACTGTAGCACAATTACTTGTAGAAAAACTTAATGGTAGCATTATACTTAGATCAGCTGCTTCATTGGAACTTCCAGTACTCCCCCACTGAATTATTTTTAAACCCATTCCCAATGATATCCTAAGGCTTTTTCACGTTTTCCATTACAAACATCATATATATGGCTTCCTTTTTTCCCCAATGATTTTGCAGCTGCGATTGCAGATTCAAAAATCTCTCCAGTTTCTATACATCTTACCGCTTTACATCTATTTCCTTTTCTACCTTTAGCTCTTTCACTCATTTTTTTCTTTGTTTCTTTGTCATGTTTTCTTCCTTTCATAGGTGCATCATGAGTTTTATAATATTCTTTTAGAGATTCACTTGTTTTTTTACAAAATTCTTCAGACATTTTTTGTCCTTTATTTACTGGTTTGTGATTCTCATAATATTTTTTTAAATTTTTACTAATTTTTTCACAGGTTTCTTTAGATGATTTTTTACCTTTTGTGGTCCCATCATGAGTTTCATAATAACGTTTATGCGATTCACTTAATTTTTGTTTTGTTTCTTCACTGAGATGTTTTCCATACATAGGATTATTTTTACCTTTTAAAGATTCACTTTTTATTTCTTTTGCTTTATTATTAATAAGTTTATTATTACATTGTCCGCCCATAAACATATTACGAATATCTTTATGATTTTTAAATTTATCAATCCATTCAAATTCTGCTTGATTAATTTCTTCTTTTGTAAAACACCATTGAATAGGCCAATGTTCTAATTTCTTTTCTTCTTTTTGCCATTGCAAAGGAAATTTACCACTACCATAATAAGAATCACACCAATCTTTTCTAGTTTGTTTTCCAATGTAAAATAATCCTTCATCTACATTAAATGTTACATAGATATAACCGACAAAATCATTAACTAAATCTTGTTCTGGAAATAATAATTTAGCTTCATCTAAAGTCATTTTCATCACCTCTAATTTTTTATATATTTTTAATGAAAATGCATTTTGTATCTTTTGATTTTACAAATATAATTTTTATAAAAACATTTATAATAAAATTAGATGATGGATTTAACTTTATTTTTCAGTTTTTTAACTGTTTATATAAATAAAAATTTAATAGAATTACATAATCAAAATCAAAGTATTGCTAGAATGAAGTATTATAAAATTAAAGTAATACTAAATTGAATTACAAAAAACATATAATAAAGTGCTTGGTAATTCAATTGGTTGTACAAAAAATAGATTATGTTATACATTGAACATTCTAAAATTTGGTAGAATGTTTTTTATTTTTATTTCATTTGTTATTAAATATTCATAATTAAAAATAAACTATAAATTATAAAAAATGAATATCTTGATATTTTTGCAACTATGATAAAATTATATCTATACATTTATGTATAAATGACTTATTTTCATTGTATATGATTTATTTTAACACATAAAAAATACCTACAGAATATAGGTAAAAACACTATTTACAAAAGAGTTTAAGTATAAAAAAATGAATGATTTTTATTTTTATAATAGAAATCGCGATAAAAAAGAAACGGAGGTATAAAAACTCATGAGTGATGTACAAAAATTGTTAAATATTGAGAACGGATATCTGAATTATGAAGGTGACTCGAACGCTACTACTCAGCAACAGATGCAACAATATTTAACAAATCAAAATAAAGTTCTTGCAAATGTTGTTTCTAAGCTTTGGCAACCAAGTACAGCTTATTCTGTAGGTGATCGTATTTTTTCTCCTAACATGGCTCCTGGTGTAGTAGCTGAAGTGACGACTGCGGGTACTAGCGGGACCACTGAACCTGATTGGACAACAGTCAATACAAATGTTACTGATAATACAGTTACTTGGACAATGATAAAGTATGCTACTACAGCTAATTCCCAGCCTTTGAATTCACTTTTAACTGCGTTATCAGGAGTTAGTGCTAGCGCAAACAAAATTCCATATTTTACTGGAAACAATTCAATGGATGTAACTATTATTACTGACTTTGCTAAAACATTTTTAGATGATTCAGATGCTGCTACTCTTAGAAATACTATTGGAGCAACAGCTGAAAACTGTGGAGGTATCGTTGCTGCTAGTTTAACGACTAACGGGTATGTAAAATTTGCCAATGGTTTAATAATTCAGTGGGGAGATATAAGCAAGGTTACTTTACCAGCTAATAGTAACAATAACACCATACTTTATTTTAATTCTTTTGATGGAGCAACTCAACACAATAGTATTTATCGAGGACTTGATTTAACTGATTATTTTAACAGTGGTGAAATGTCCATTGCTATAGCTAATGGTACTTTTAAAAACATTTATCCTGGCGATTACATTATTAAATCAGTTACTATTGATAATAATACCTATTCCAATGTCAAATGGATAGTTATGGATTGTGATTATCATCTTCATTCGGGAGATCAAGAAACAACTGCGCATCACGTAGTAGTAATGCCCGAATTACATTTATTCACTGCACCCATGAATGATACACATACCGCTAAAGATGGTTATCAAGGAAGCAAAATGTGGACTACTACTATTCCATTAATAAACACCGGAATTAAAGCCGCATTTGGTGCTAGTCATGTACTTTCTCATAGAGAATTATTAAGTAATAGCATGAATGCCGATCTTACTAGCAGTGCATATGCTGGTTGGAAGGGATGTTCTTCGAATTGGTCTTGGGTAAGTGTAGAAGCAAATATTTGTAATGAGAATCAAGTGTATGGCGCTCCTATATTATCATCTTCATTTTATGATACGGGAGATTGTTATAATCAGTTTTCAGCGTTTCGCTTGTCGAAACCGCTACAATGCGCTCCGCGCCAGTGGTTTTGGCTTCGGTCTGTTGCTCTTTCTACTGGCTTCTGCTATGCGAACCACTACGGCGGTGCGAGTGGTACTGGCGCTGCGGACTCCGGCTCCGTTCGTCCGTATTTCTTACTCAAGTAGTATTAAAAGACAAAGTATCGTGTGTCTTCTTTATGAAGCACACGATATTGTTGATTAATAGATGCATGGATTATTTTTATCGTCAAAGCATTTTGACGATAAAAATCCCATTTTTCAGAAATAATTTTTAAACAATTGTGATATTTATAAAAAGGAGAAAACAATATGTCAGTTCCCAAATCTCAAAGAAATCAATCTCAGGTAGAATTTTTTCAAAAAGCCATTTTAATAAAAAAGGCTATGATAATGTTTTTTATAAAAGATATGAAAGTGAAAGATGCAGATAAATCGTTTAATATTTTTTCTTCTAAAATGAGAGAAACAGATAAAAAAACATTTGAAAAATTGTGTCAAGAATATAAAATAACTTTTCAAATGGAATATCCTGCATGGTTGATTATTCATTTTAGAGACAGAATCATAAAAATATGTAATGATTTATGTGATAATATTACATCCGCATATGTTATTTATTCTACATTTCTTTCTGATTCCATACAAAGAAGAATATATATGAATAATGCAATAATAAATTGTGAACAGCTTTTAAAAGAGGTTGCATTTATAAAAGAAACATTTCCAAATTGCAAAATAAATGAATTATCACTTGTGATTGATGATATTGTAAAAGAGATAGAACTTTTAAAACAGTGGAGAAAAAAAGATAATAATGAATTAAAGAAGTTATTTCAAAATGCAAATAACATAGAAAAAACTGTGAATTGTGAGGTTTTAAAATGTTCTATAAACGAAATTTTTGGAGAAAATTGAGAAGTAATTTTTTTAATTCATTATTATGAATTAGGTGAAAAATCTTTTTGTCAGTTGCGCTCCGCGCCAGTGGTTTTGGCTTCGGTCTGTTGCTAATTCTACTAACTTCTGCAATGCGAACAACAACGGCAATGCGAATAATAATGGCGCTGCGAACTCCGGCTCCTTTTTGAGGCATTTTTGTCATCGAAACGAGAATTTTTACCTGTCATTAAATGATTTTATAAAAAATTGTTTTAGCTAAATAATTTTGAAGTAAAACACTACGTTTAATGACAAAACGGACATATACCGCGTAAGGTTAATAATGCTTTTTAGATTTTGCGTTATTAATCCCACAATATTCAGCTTACGAGTGAATATTTTAAATGGGTGTCAAAATGACAAATCTAAGTAAAGGACACTTTGTGTCCTTTTTATCATGAAAGGAGGAAAACGATGTTAAATGTAGCAAATTTGATAAATTGTATTCAAACTTTAAATAATGATGAGATAAAACAAAAATATAAGTACACTCCATCTGAAGATGAATATCTTGAACGTCTCACTAATTTAGATAATTTATATAAAGCCTATCAAAAAATGAGAAAAACAAATGGTTGGAAAACAACATCACAAAAATTTGGATTGAATATAATAAAGAATATTTCAATTATGAAACAAGATATTTTAAAAAAGAAATATACTTTAGATAAAGGGAGCCAATTTAATTTAAATGAAGGTGGAAAAATAAGAGTAGTAAAGACTTTAAAGTTTAAAGATATGTTATTCCAGCATGTATTAGTTGATTACATTCTTTTACCTGAACTACAAAAATACATAATGTATGATAATGGTGCTTGTTTAAAAGGAAAAGGAATTTCTTTTACCAGAAAAAGATTTGAACAATCTATAAGAATTTTTTTTAAAAAACACAAACGACATGGATATATACTGTTTTTAGATTTTAGAAGATATTTTGATAACATAGATCATGAAAAAATGAAACAATTTTATCATGATAAATTAAACAACGAATATATTGATTTTTATTTAGATAAAATATTTAAACATTATGAAGTTGATATGAGTTTTTATGGAGAATATGATATTAATGATATATTTAATTCAGTAGAACATGAAAAATTAACGAGAGATTATAACGCAGATACACCATTGTATATGCCTAAATCAATGGGTGTAGGTTCAATCACAATATATTTTATAATCATAAAAACATGTTTCATCCCACATTTCTCTATGTAAAATATCTCCGATTAATTGTAATAAAATTTGTTGATGTTTTTCTTCAAAGCATTTTCGAGATAAATGTCTATATAATAAACTTTTCTTAAATTTACCTTTACTATGACAATCACATCCACAAACTGGACATTCAAAATCATTTAAATTAATAGTAAAATCTGGATTATAATAACTATGTTCTTTTAAATAATTAAAATCTACTTGTTTTAATCTTGTTCTATTTTTATACCAAATATTCCAATAATCATCTTTTCCAATATAATATCCTTTTATAGTTTGTTCGCAATACCAACGATTAAAGAATAATTCCATACACATTTCCAATTGTTGTTTTACAATATCATAATGTGTATCAATATTTGCAATTAAATGTTGCCAAACAGAACATTCAATTTCTTTTCCACAATACGGACAATTTGGTAACCATATTTCATTCTTAATTTCTAAAGGTTCATAATAAAAATCTTTTTCAATAGGATGTAAACTTTGTAGAAGGTTATTAAATTTATCAACATATTTTGGTCTTCCGCCCATAAAAATCACCTCTTTATTTATTTTATGAAATAGAATCTAATTTATTTTTTAAAAATAATACGATACTTTATCGCAAAAAAAATAATTTAATATTCAAAATTTTTTAAAATAACGGAAATATTTTATAAATTTTACTACTATTATACTATTAGTAGAGTATAAATAAATATCGTCGTTAAAAAGTCTTTTTCATTCATACCAAAGAATATCGACGAATTCTTAATCTTCATTGCTATAGTGAAGTTAAGAACATTTAAATCTTCATGTAAGCAGTGAAGTCTTCTATATGGAAGTAAAATTATTTTATAGCAATTATTTATAGACTTTTTATATTTATGCTTTACTCCAAATACAATTTTATATTTAATGCATTTTGGAGGTGCATAATTAATGAGTGGAGGATTCTTTCAATTTGGTCCGACGTATAATTCTACTCAATTTGTGCGAGCACTAATTGAGGGAAGTCTCAATGGATTCCATAAAATCGACGCAACAGGCGCTAATGCAGTAAACGGCGAATTAGCCGGAAAATTTGCTGCAGTGAAAGACGATGGCGCAGGTAATACGATTGTCGGTGTTGCCAAGGACGAAAACGCCGTTGGACTTTTCCGTGAAGACGTCAAAGATATGATTAATGCTTCTGACAATGCTACGTTCTATTTCCGTGGTGGGGAATATTATATTGCTGAATCACGTCTTGGTGATGCAATTACTAACTTCACTGTCGGTGAATATGTAACTAGCGATGCTAATGGTGCTGCTATACCTACCAATGATAAAACTAAGGCACTCGGCATAGTTACTTATGTCGGTGGCACGTTCCCAATGGGTAACATGTATCACTGGGCAGGAGACGCTGCTAATGGTGGTAAGTTTCTAGGTATTAGTCTATTAGTATAAGAGAGGTGAAAAGATTATGTCAATGACAACGGAACAAAAGGAACAACTTATTTCGCAAGCGCTGTCTACTCCAGAAGGTCGCAGTGCATTGGCCAGTGCAATGGCAAATCCAATTCGTACATCCCTCGATTACCAGGGTATTGCCAGAAAGTTGCTTGTAGTAGATCCACTGCCTCAAGGCGCATTACCAGTTTACGATCGCGATGTTGATGCAAAGGCGTTCGTAGTTGGTAAACGTGGTCAAGCTCCAGAACAGATCATCGAAGGCGAAAGAATTCAGGTTCCAACCTTCGAAATCGTAGCTAATCCACAGGTTCGTATGAGCCAAATCAAGGAACGTCGTTTTAATATCATCGACCGTGCACAACAGCGTGCTAAGAGTGATATTATGGCTGTAGAAGACCAGACGATTTTCAGTCTGTTAGACGCAGCTTCCACTGCCGTTAATGCCGTAACGAATTCTGTTTCTTCTCTTACTCGTGATGCTCTTACTCAGGCTTTTGCTGAAGTAGAAAAACACGACCTTGCAGTATCTAAGATTATCATGAACGCTCAGGCATTCGCAGATATTCGTAAGTGGGGACAGAATGAATTCGATCCGGTTACTCAACATGAAGTCCTTCAAACGGGAATTTTTGGGAGATTATGGACGGCGGACATAATTATATCCAAGATGGTTCCATTAAACACTGTATATGTAGTAGCAGACCCAGAATTCGTCGGTGTAATGCCAGTTCGTCAGGATAAACTCAATAAACTATTTACATTTAAATTAGTTTGTTGAAAAGTCCGTATAATATGGAAACATATTATATGTATCTCTCTGAATTGCTGGAAACTCCTTAGAGCTCTAATACCAAAGCGGAAAGATGAAATAAGCTTAGACGTCATGGTTTTAAAAAGTTTAGAGATTGGATAATCAGCAGCTAAGTTCTGATAAAGGAAATTTTATTTTCCTGTAAGGAAAAAGTTCAACGACTATGGATTGAAATATCCGTACATATCAAGTGATATGGAAGTGGAGAGCAAAACCTAAATTATTTCATTTTTGAAATAACATGGCGAGAATGATATAGTCTATTCTCATATGAAAGTATGAGGGAATATTTTATTATTCCGGTACGTTTAACGAACGTTACTAAATACAAAAGTTACAAGTAATCCCGAATGACGACCCAACTAACTTAAGACTCGGATGGGTTAATGATATAGCCGCGTAATGATGAAAGCTTAAATAGTCATTATGTAATTATCGCGGAAAAAATCTGGAAAGCTAAGTATAAAGTTTATTTTATAAAATAAACTTATATATGCCAATCAGAGGTGAAGGTATAATCAATTTATTCATTATACCAGCCGCAACGCATAGCAGGTGAAAAGATATAATCCTGCCACGAGGCCGCGACATGTTTAAGCGAACAAATTACATGAAAAGATATGCTAATCTATAGAGAAATCTATAGTTACTATAAGATAAAAAGCTTATAGGTTTAATTTTATAAAATTAAATTTTATGTATATACGAGGAAATTGGGTGTTGTGTGACCAATGCTATGGCAACCGCGAAAATCGTTATTCAGTAAATTGAATACATAAAAGGCAGATACAATTTAGTATCTGCTTTTTATAATTAAAATTTTAAATTATGAACATCATTTTGTTCGTTTTCACTCAATTCTTTATTAAAATATTGAGGAAATAAATTTGAATTAAAACGTGATGTTTCCCATAATAAAATTTTATCATAATATTGTTTCTCTAATTTATTATAATTATTTAACACCTGAAAAATTTTATTAGGAAAATTCTTTTTAAGAATATCAATATAAGTATTATTTAACAAAATACATGCATCATTTCCAAATCCTAATAAATTATCATAATCAATCAAATCTACTTGAATTAAAAAATTACATTTATCATGAACTAAAAATAATACATTTATATCATATTTCTTTTTATGATAATTAAAAATACGACAAATATTTGCTAATTGAATTGAATTAAAAAATTTTCCCAAATCATATCTATAATTGTTTTTCTTTTTAAATTTATAAACACTAATTGGTTCTAACAATTTTTCTAATTCTTGTTTTTGAGGAACTGTATAATTATAACAATGAGATTTATTTAATGTCATTTCTTTTTTTCTTTGCGCTGAACCTGAACTAGTAATAAGTGCTTTTTTAACAAAATTTTTAGGAATAAATTCGCGAGGATTTAAAAAAGCATTATTATGTTTTGTTTCCCAATATTTAATAATATGTTGATATTTTTTTTCTAAATCCAAATAATTAATTTCAGGAAAAAATCCGTCTTTTTCGCTAGGAATTCCAATAAAAATTAATTTCTTATTAGGATAAGTTTTTTTGAATAATAATTCTTTTTCTTTTGCACGTTCATCATAATATCCTTTTACTTCTACGTATGTATTTTCCCCATATCCTAACATATTATCATAATCAATAAAATCAACAATATAAATATAAGGTTTTGTTTTATCATTTTCATTAGGAATTTCAAACAAAATTTCATTATCAAAACGCTTTTTATTGTATAAAAATATTCTAGCTAAATTTGCTTCCCATGAAGAACGAAACCCATCACTTTGAGGAATATCAATACGAGGAATTATTGTACCTGGTTTTAATTTAAAATATTCTCTAGCTTCTTTTGAAGCTTCATATAAAAGAATTATTTTTGAATGTTTTTCTTTTAATTCTTCAAATGATAAATTATCATCTCCAAAAATATCATCATTCGAAAAATCAAATATCACTGTTCCAAATTTAGCTATAGCAGCTTCTCTACCAGAATAAATATTTGTTCTAATTTTAAAAATCTTTTCTCCAAAAATTTCTTTCCATAAATCACTTAACGTATATAAATCACACCTAAGGCCAAATTGATAATAATCTTCTTGCGATGAAAGATTAAAATTATCAAATAATTGAGTCGCTAAACGTAATTGATTTTCATAAAAGTCTGGATGAAATTTTTTATAATGTTCAATCCATGTTTTATTTGTAACATGCTCATTGCAAAATAAACAGTAATTATTATTTGAATATTTCATAAAATATTTTGTTTGATTATATGCATTTCTAATATTTGATTGTGTAATATCTTGTTTTCTTCTTGATAGTGTTAATGATACAATACGACAATATTCTGAACGAATTGAATATTCTTTTTGAGGAAAATGTTTTTTCCAAATATTAATAATATGCCTATAATCCATCCAACAAGGAATATTAAAATTGCTTATATTAAGCGAAGGATAAAAATCATAATTATGAAATAATGACATAATATAATTTTTTGTTTTTTCAAAAATATCGTAATGATTATTTTTTACATGATTAAAATAATCAAATTTATAAACTAAATCATTACAATATTGACATTGAATATAATCATATTTTTTATTAATACTATCAATTTCATCCTTATTTAAATTTTGATTAATTGCAAATATAAAATCTTTTGTTGAAAAACAAATGTTATAGTCAATAAGTTTTTCATAATTATTAAATCCATTTTTTAAAAAAAATTGTTTTGATAATTCAATTTGATTATTTAAAAAATCTTTTTCAATATGATTTTGTGATTGATTAAGATGTTTATAATAAGAACCTGTATATGTCTCATTACATAGCGGACAAATATGTTTTTTCCTTTGAGCATTTCCTTTACTTAATTGAAGATTTCTAATATTTATTTCATCACTAGTATACATGTTTTTCCATAAAATTTTTTCGTCTTCATATAAATATGCTTTTAATTTATAAATATCATCAGGGTCATATTTATTAAATAACATTTTTGCAATTAAAACTTGATTTTCAAATTCATTATAATGTTCATCATCTTTATAATTAAGAATCAAATGTTTAATAAATGAACCATCATATTGTTGATAACAAATCGGACAAATATTATTATTCGTATTAAGTTTATGATAGCGAATTTGTTTTTTTACATTTTTGACATTTTGCCAATCAATACTTTGTAAATAATCATCAGATTCATTTAAATTTTGAATATCTTCCATACAATTTTCCTTTCTTTATTAAATACCTATAAAAATCAAAATCATTGTTTTTATACTTTTCATAAAAATTATTTAAATCATAAGATCACCTTCTTATTTATTTTAAATAATTTGCTTATTATCATTTTTTAAAAACTAGCACATGCGTTATTTAATATACAATATGCAATTTATTTCTTTTTAAATAAGCTTGAATTATTTAATGGATTATTATCAACAGTCTCCCAATACTCTGTATCAAAACGATATTGTTTTTCAAATTCAAAATAATCAAAATCACAAGGATATTGACGTTTATCCCCAATTACTAATAATGATTTATTTGGAAATTGTTGTTTGAATAAATTTATTTTTTCTTTTAACCGATTAGTAACATTTCCTGCGACAATTAAATAAGCATTTTTTTCAAATAATCCATGTAAATCTATCATGGAAATCTTCAGTAATGTTTTCTCTCCATTAATATCGACGTAAACTTTTTTATGACGAGTATAATCAAGTTTTAAATGTTCATATACACGATAAACATTTGCTTCCCACGAATTATGACATGTATAATCTAAATCTTTACGATAACCACTGGCGATGGAACATCCACGATTTTGGAAATGTCCACGACCTAATAAATCTCTTTCTTTATTTATTCTTGTACTTACATCAAGATTAAATTTTTTCCAAATACATTGAGTAACAGAACGATAATCCAAATAACATCCAGATAAATTTTTACGATTAAAATCAAAATTATAAAATTGATTGTATAAATAGTGAATAAAACCATATAATAAATCTTGATGTTGTTTATCATTGATAGCTAAATGATTCCAAAGACCTAATTCTGAATTTTTTTTACAAATTGGACAGATATTAGTTGGTAATTTTACTTCAGGAAATCGTTTAATATAATCCAAATTCCAATTAATAGAACTATAAATCAATTTTTGTTTAAATGTTTTTGAACGGCCTTTCATAAAAGTCATTTCTATCCTTTGTCGATAATTAGAAAAAACATTTTTCCAAATATCTAACACTTTGTCACTAGAAAACATACTAAAATGATTTAAGTCTAAATCTAAATCAAAAAATCCCCTTATAATATGTTTCATTTCTTTATCAAACAATTCTGCATGTTCTTTGCTATCTGGATTATTTTGAACGCCTTTTAAATACAAATGTTTAGATAAACTATCTCCCGATTTTTTTACATATTCATTGCAAATTGGACAATAATCTAATTGTTCATGAATAGGAACCTGTTCAAAATTTTCAAAAGTATAAGGTAATGATTTTGCATATTCTTGATATATAGAATAATCTACAGACCAATTTTGAACTTTTTCATAATAAGTTTTTGTTGTATAAATAACACCAGATTTTTGTTTTTCCAATTTTGCATTTTTCTTCAAAATAGAAGAATAATATTTACGTTCTTCTGAAGTAAATTCATTATCTAAAATAATTCCGATGATTTTTCCATGTAAAGTACAACCATATTCTTTATAATGATTTTGAGTAATTCCCTGTTTATATAAAGAAATAACCAATTGTTTTTGTTCTTCAAACGTATCAATATAATGTTTAAATTCTTTTGATAAAAATTTTTCTGGATTTACATAGGCATTATCTTTTTTTGTTTCCCAATAAGGAAGATGATTATATTGTTTTTCTAATTCTTCATAATTTATTTCTGGTTGAAAATCATTATTTGGTATTCCTACAAAAATCAATTTTTTATCTGGATTGTATTTTTTGAAAAGAAGACGACATTCATCTGCATGATCGTCATAAACCCCTTTTACTTCAAGATAAGTATTTTTTCCAAATCCAAATAAATTATCATAATCACAAAAATCAGGATGATATTCTACATATCCACGTTTTGTTCTATGAAAATCATCTGGCATTTTAAAACATTGTTCATAAGTAAAAGATTTATTGTGATAAATAAAAATACGAGCTAAATTTGCTTCCCAACCTGAGCGAAATCCTTCATAATTAGGTAAGTCAATTCTAGGAATTAAAATGCCTAATTTTACAAACTGTTTTAATTTACTTTTTTTTAAAAATTCCGTATGATGATTGATTAATTCTTGAAGAGTAGAATTTTCGTCATTGGTTGTATTCCAATTTAAATCTTCTACTTGTTTGCCTTCATTTTTTCTTCTTTTTCTTCCAGCAAATTTTTTTGCACGTTTGTCAATGTCTTCGGAAGAAAAAACTTCACACCATAAATCCTTTATATTTTTTATTGAACATTCTAATCCCATATTTTGATAATCATTTAAAGAAACTAAATCTAAATTATCAAAACATTGAATAGCTAAACGTAACTGTTTTTGATAATAATCATAATGATATGTTTTATTATGGTCTAACCATGAATTCTCAATAACATATTCATTGCAACGCGGACATATATTATTATTTGTTATTTTCCGTTGAGATTGAATTTGTTCTTTCGCGTATTGTTCTGCTTGTTCATCAGAAAGATTTTTTCTTTTAGCAAAAGTAATATTCATTGTGTAATTGCGATCATAACTATATTTGTTATTTAATTCTTGTTCGGAATAATGTTCTTTCCAAATATCACACACGGTTCTAAATTTAACAAATTCTGGAATACCAAATTCTGTATATGTATGACAATTACAATCACGATGATGAAAGGCCGAAACAATATTATCAATTATTTCTTGGTATTCATTAGGATGACAATCTTTTATATGCTTAAATGTACCAGCACCTATTCTATCACAATATGGGCATTTATATCGTTTTATTTTTGCCATAAAAACCATTCCTTTATTTAAAACTATTTTTCCAATCATCAATCATTTCATTAAATTCGTGATTAGCTTTCTTTAGTTCTTCATTATTAGATTTATCGATTAACCATTCTTTTAATTTGAAAAATAAAAAAAGAGATAATGTCATACAAAAAACAAATATCATAGAAAACAAACCAAACTGTAAAACTGTTTCAACACTTAACCACATATCTATCACTCTCTTTTATCTAAAATAAATTTTTTTATCTATAGTTGTTCTACTAATATCCGTTGAATTCCAAATGTCAGTTAAAATCCATTTAGTAGTTCCATCACAAACTTCTTTATAAAAATCTTCACTAAATGTTAAACTTCCGTTTGCTATTCCTTGTTTTATACATTCAAAAACATAAATTTTATAGTCTTTTTTTAATCTAACAGTATCACCAACTTCATAAAAAACACCTGATTGATAAGAAGAATTTTTATTCATAAATATAACCTCATTTCCAATTATTTTTTAATTCAAAAAATAAACAAAAAATCAACGTTGTGCAAAAAACAAAAATAATACAAAATAAACCAATTTGTTCAATTGCTTCAGAACTTAACCACATATCTATCACTCTCCTTATTTTTATTTTATTAGATATTTTCTCTTTTATTTTATAAAAAACCAGTAAACGTGTTATAAAAAAAGGGATTTTCACCCTTCTTTTATGTCTTCTAAATTTCTGCTAGGAATAGTTTCTTTTTTATCCCAACTTATGTAAATGTATTTACTGTCTTTTGCAGCATTATATTCGTTTTTGTCAAGTTTTACCAAAATTAATGCTAATGCATCCTCAAATCTTCCAATATTTTTTAAGAATTCCGTTTCTTTTTCCACTCTTTCATCAATTAAAGATTCAATGCTAAACATATCTTTAACATTTTTTTGATATGCTGATTCAAGCAATTTTAACTCTAAATTGTATTCCATGTTTTCTACTACTTTATCAACATACTCATTAATGATGTTTGAACTACAAATTTTATACAAATCATTTGACGAAATCATATATATCACCTCTATTTTTATTTTATAAAAAACTGATAAATATATTTTTTATAAAAAAGGAGATTATAATGAATACAATTTCAAATAATACGATTTCAAATCGTTTAATTGCTAATGACATTATTACAAAATTTTATGATGATATTGATAGGTTAGCAAAAAAAATAAGTAATCATATTTTACATGATAAAGAGTATAGCGAAAAATTTACTACATTAGTAAGTGCTGAAAAATTAGATATTATATTAGACGAATTAGAAAGTGATGATACTTACAAACAATTACTTTCTAAAGAAAAAGAAATTACCAATGATTATGACGTTATTTCAAAAGTGGAACTTTTTATTTATGATAAAATCCATGATATACTCATGAATTCATTAAAAAGTGGTGATATACATGTTTGATTTAAAAAAACTACATAAGATTCAAGAATACTTTTCTGTAGATTCATTATTGCATTTTTCTTTTTCTTATGTTATAATGGGAATTTTATATCTAGCTTTTAATGTACCGGTATTAATCGCAGCAGTAGTTACATTTTTAGTGGGATTAGCAAAAGAATGTTATGTAGATGATGTTTTTAGTACTGGAGATTTAAAAGCAGATTTAATCGGAATTTTATTCTTTATGTTATGTTTATTATAAAAAGAGAGATTTCCTCTCTTTTTTATTTACTTTTTGTTTATTTTTTGATAAAATATATAAGGAGAGTGATAAAATGATACAAATTTCATCGATGTTAATAATCTTATTCGTTTTTACTATTCTTATGGGATATTTGATCTATTTACAATTAAATAAACAAAACATTAAAAAAGAATTAGTAGTGAATGAAAACAATGAAATTGATAGAGACGATTTAATAAACAGAATTAATTTTTATAAAAAAGATTATGGCGAAAAATATGAAAGATTAATAAATGTTTTAAAAACATCAAATGATTTATTAGCGAAATTTGAGTTTAATGATATTCCAACTAATATTTTTTATACATATTTCACACCTTATATTAGATATATGCAAAAGAAAAAAATTCTTTCCGATGAAGAACTTGATACAATTATTTCCGATATTAATAACATAAATAAATTAATGGAACAAGAATTGAGGAAAAAATTAATGTTTGAAGACAAAATAACAAAAATTGAATTTAGCGTTATACGAAATGAAGTAAAAACAAAACTCAAAATGAATAATGATAATTAAAAAGAGAGGTACTGTTCCTCTCTATTTTTATATAAACAAATTTTGTATAAACTATTCATGTACGCTCTAGAATGTCTCTGGAGAGTGCCGACAGATGTACGTATATATAAATATATGGATAATAAAAACACTTCATGATGAAGGTTTTTACTATCCAATGAAAAATGTAACGGTTTTTTATAAAAAAGTTAAATTATTTATAATTCTGTAAATTCATTTATATTGGATAAGTATATTTGTACATTAAACTTCTATATTCCCTAAAATTTTTAAAAATATTAATTAAGACATGTTTCTTTCTTTTTTCTTCATTAATAAATTCACACGAGAACAAAGCTTTGGTACATCTATCATTTGAGTTAAAATTACAAAGATATGTCTGTTCCATTTTTTATGTCTTTTTAATAGCCAATTGCGAGCCATTTTATTGCCCTTCCTGGTTCTGATACATTAATAGGCTGTGCCGTTCTTGTCTCTCCTCTTAATAATGTAACAATAGGGTGAATTGTTATATTATCATTTACATAATTATTAATTAAAGCATTTGCTATACATATATATAGACTTGTTTCAAAACTTACGTTAAAATTTATTGTTATATTATTTGTATTAGAATAAGACAAAGTTCCCCACTGCACAATCAATCCACTTGTATATTTAATATAGCCATTTGTGCCAAAGGATTTTGCATTAATAGCTGCGCTGCCCAAATCTCTTTGACTTTCATTAGGCGCATATATTAGTTCTCCATTTGCTTTTAGCCTTATATATGAGCTTTGTGTATCTGTTATAGCATATATATCAACAGCACCGGCCAACGATGTCGGATCATTGAAATTTTTATCAAATAGTTCTATAAGACCTCCACGATTATTATCTGTGAGATTTCCTGCACAAAGTGAAAGTCTATGATTACCATTTTTACCATGAATTTTTCCAGTAATTGTTAGGTCACCATCTATATTTACTAATTCTTTATTATTGTCATCCGAATCAGAATTAATTATTCTTCTTGCTTTTCCCCATTGTTCAGCGTAAACAATTTCATAAATAAGATCACTATAAGATTCTAATCGAATTTTAAAATATTCAGGAGTATGAATAAGAAATGTTATTGAAATAATTTGCGCTGCATTAATAATAGAAATTTCATCATTTTTATTCCATAAATTTACAAAAGTATTTAAATTAAACGATGATTGAACTCTTCTCATATATGATGTTCCATCAAATATTACTTGTAAATTAGTAATATAATTTATAAGTAATTCTTTAATTTGAGGGATTGTTTTATTATCAAAAAATAAAACATTTGGTGTGGCTTCTGTACTTCTAATGGTTCCTAAAATATTTAAATCTCCATTAATCGTACCTCCGTCAAGTCCTAAATTACGAGTGATTTTCCATGTTAATGTTCCGTCATTAATAGTATTTCCAATACTTGGATTATTAATTATTAAATTATTATTGTTACTTGTTCCCGCTGTAATACATTGAAGATACCAACCAACTGGTAATGAATTGTGATATGCTATATCATTAACGTTATAATTTGTATTTGGTTGTCTAAATCCTAATTCATTTTTAGAAGGCATAGTTCTTATTTCATATTCAGTAGAACCATCAATTATACTCATTTTTTAATCCTCCCTTTAATTTTTATGGTGAGTTATTACTACGTATTTTATTGGAATGCTATAAAATACTAAGATTTTTTAGTCTATTCAATGGAAAATTAAAAAATAATATAAAAAAATAGTAAAAATAAATACATTTTTACTATTTATATCTTATATATGTACTTTTATGAAGGAAATCGTAATAACTCACCATTTTGTTTTTAGAAACTACTAAATTATTTAAAATATTAAAAATATGGATACATATATATGTATTATTAGTATTTTTGTTTTTTACATATATAAAACATTTTTAACATTATAAAATTATTTGTAAAAATTCTTCTAAAATAAAAATATTTAATGTATATGTTAAAAATTTTATAAATGCATAATAGTAATTTAGTAGAAAAACAAAAAGGAGGAGGAAAGTTATGTCTTATAATATTGGAGATACTATAATAGACGGTACAACACAATATACTATAAAAGAATTTGTAGCATCTTCAAATACAAGTACAATAATAAAATCAATACGAATATTAAGAGATATAGATACGGAAGGATTAAATATATATGGTGGAACGGATTATGG